ATTGGTATTCGTGGACATATCTACGGTGCCCGTGCTGACCTAATCATCATGGATGACTGTGTTGACCACACCAACGCCCATGAATATGAAAAACAGATTGACTGGATTCAATCAGAAGTTATGTCTCGTATTGATTACGATGGCGGTAAGTTACTGGTAGTGGGCACAAGATTACGCCCCAAGGATTTATATTCCGAACTCCGTGACCCCATGCGTTATCCAGACGAAACTTCTCCTTGGACTTATTTCGCTCAACCTGCGGTATTGGAGTTTGCCGATGAACCGAAGGATTGGGTTACCCTTTGGGCTAAAACCAATATGCCCCCAGTGTCTGGTCATGGTATACCAGATGCTAATGGTCTCTACGACAAGTGGACAGGTGAGGCGCTCACTAAAAAACGCAGTCGTATGTCGCCCAATCTCTGGGCTATGGTTTATCAGCAACAGCATGTTCACGAAGATAGTGCTTTCCCACAAGAAGCAGTCAAGGGTGTTATTAACGGTGCTCGTAACATTGGTATCATCCCCAAGAATAAGGCTGGCAACCGACATAATGGTATGGATGGTCTTATTGTGGTTGCTGGACTCGACCCCGCCATGGCTGGGTATACCGCTGCTGTGTGTATTGGCATTGATGTTTCTACCCAAAAGAGGTATTTGCTTGATGTGTCAAACCAACAGGGTATGAAACCTGATGACATTAGAAGTTTAATTAAAGACTGGACAGACAAGTATTCGATTTCTGAGTGGCGTGTTGAAAAAAATGCATTTCAAGCGATGTTAACTCAGGACCGTGAGGTGCGGGAATACCTACAAACAAGGGGTGCCACACTCAAAGAACATCATACTGGAAACAACAAATGGGATACAGACTTTGGTGTGGCATCTCTTACTACATTGTTTCATGGTTATGAAGAAGGTTCTAGCCTTATTGAATTTCCATCTACGCACCAATCCGAAGGTCTAAAGGCTTTAGTAGAACAACTGGTTACTTGGTATCCAGAGGCTCCTCGTAGTCAAAAGACAGACTGTGTTATGGCGTTCTGGTTTGCAGAACTAGCAGTGCGAGACAGAGTTGCTAACGCAAGTATGTTTGCTCGCACACATAATTCGTTCAATATGTTCCAAACAAGACATGACAGAAACCAACAAATGACCGTTAACTTAAATGATTACGCATATACACAATGATAGGAGGTGAACATGGCACTATCAGTTGAAGAAGTAAAGAACTATTATGACCGTTATCGCCGTATGTATGACGACCGTGACCAACGCATGAATCAAGTTCTTCTAGTTCGACAAGGTAAGATGCGAGATGTTTACCCAGACCTTTTCCCAGATGGTCCTTTCGAGAACCCTATTGTTGCAAATATGGTTGACATTGCAGCCCGTGACTTATCAGAGGTTATTGCACCATTACCATCGTTTTCATGCACATCTACATCAATGGCATCAGAAACTGCACGCAAGAAGGCAGATAAGCGTGGCGAAATCGTTAACGGTATTGTTAACTTCTCTGACCTACAATCACAGATGTTTAATGCTGCAGACCGCTATGTAACCTACGGATTCGTTCCAGCACAGGTTGAAATTGACATAGATGACAACATGCCACGCATTAAGTTCTTTGATTCCCTAGGTTCTTACCCAGTTATTGACCGCTATGGTCGTGTAACTATGTTCTTCCAGCGCATGAACAAGCCAACAGAAGAACTAATGGCTAAGTATCCAGAAGTAGCACACCTTATCTACGATAAGAACAACACTTCTACTATGTCTGAGATTGTTCGTTTCCACGATAAAGACCAAGACTTAATCTTTATGCCTAACAAGAACAATCTTGTATTGGATAGAGCGCCCAATGTAATGGGTGAGTGCATGATTCGTGTTGTAATGCGACCATCTATTGATGACCAATCTCGTGGACAGTTCGATGATGTCCTTGCTATTCAAGTTGCTAAAGCACGCTACGCATTGCTTTCACTTGAAGCAGCAACCAAATCAGTGCAAGCGCCTATCGCTATGCCACTCGACAGTCAGGAGTTAGCCCTTGGACCAGATGCAATTATGCGTTCAAGCAAGCCTAATGAAATTCGCAGAGTCCCACTTGAACTACCTGCTAATGTGTTCGCACAGTCACAGGTTCTTGAAAGCGAACTCCGTCTAGGCTCACGCTTCCCAGAAGCAAGAACTGGTAATTCAGATGCTTCTATCATTACAGGACAGGGTGTTAAAGCACTTATGGGTGGTTTTGATACACAAATCAAGACTGCACATGCAATGTTTGCCCGTGCCTTTACAGAATTGTTAGCACTTGCTCTTAAAGTTGATGAAAAAATCTTTAAAGACCAAGAAAAACAACTACGAGGTGTTTACAATGGCACACCTTACGACATTAAATACAAGCCAAGTCGTGATATTGCAGGTGATTACACCGTAGATATTCAATATGGCTTGATGGCAGGACTTGACCCTAACCGTGCATTGGTCTTTGGACTACAAGCACGAGGTGACAAGTTGATTTCCCGTGATTTCCTACGCCGTCAGATGCCTTTTTCCTTCAATGCAACCAATGAAGAACAAAAGGTAGAGACAGAAGAACTCCGTGATGCTATGAAACAAGCAATTGCTTCATACGCACAAGCAATACCAGCCCTTGCAAGCCAAGGACAAGACCCATCCGACATCCTACGCAAACTTTCGTATGTTATTAGTGAACGCCAAAAGGGAACTGCTATTGAAATAGCAATCCAAGAAGCGTTCCAACCTCAGAATCCCGCACCTGCTGCAGCCCCAGGCTCAGTAAGTCCCGAATCTATGGGCATGCCAAGTGAGAGCGCAGCAGGTGCTGGGCAACTTCCAATGGGTTTAAGTGAAACAGGGCGTATGCAAGGCGTAGCCGCAGGACAAATCGCTCCAGGCGGTAGACCAGATGTTCAATCACTACTTGCATCTCTCGGTGCTCGTGGTGAACCTAATCTACAAGCAACAGTCGCACGGCGACTGCCTATCTAACGGAAGGAGGGTAAACCATGGCAAACACAAGCACAGCAAAGTATCCAAACAACCAACCTGGCAAGGCATCAAAGCCTGCTAATCAGGGTGGCTCAGCAAAGCCAAATGTGCAACAGCCTACAAATTTCGGTATGCCAAAGGCTTCTAAGCCTGGCGCTTCCGTCACAATGTTCACAGCACAACCATCAGGAACTCACGGCTCAAAGTAAGCCTTAAACCTGAGTAAGTTTAAAAACTGCTCACTAATTTTAAATACTGACCTTAAATGGAAAGGAGATAACATGGCGGTAGAAAACCGTGGCGGTAATCGCCCAACTGCTTCGCAGAATAATTATGCTGTTTCAGCAACTGGCGGTAGCGGAAATGCAGGCACCCAAGGCGCAAAGGCTATGACAGGTGGCGAATACGGCGATAATCAAGCAATGATGGAATTACAAACATCAGCAGCAATGAACGCTTCTCCTACAATGCCTTTATCTCCATCACAAGGTCGCCCACAAATGGCACCATCAACACAAAAGTTAACACAGTTAGATGCCCCAACAGACCGCCCAAATGAACCAGTAACTACTGGTATTGATATGGGTGAAGGAGCAGGTAGCGAAGTTATGTATTCCAATGACTCAACCCTTAACAATGAGGACCGTCAACGCATGCTTACAGCACTACCAACTCTTGCTATTCTTGCAGAATCCCCATCCGCATCTAACGCTTTCCGCAACTATGTTCGTTACTTGCGGAGCGTTCTTTAATGGGGTTCCTAGAAAACATTGGTAGATGGGCTAACACAAACGATTTCGGTAGAGACATTGGTTTGGCTACTGCAATGCAGGACCTTGCCTCTGTTACTACTAACGATAAGTCTTGGGTAGGCGATGCCTTTCAATTACTTGGCGATACATTTAAAGTTGCTGCTGCAGGCACTACATACCTACCCCGTAAGGCTGTAGGTGGTTTATTAACTAAGGCAGTTCTTCCTGTATTTCAAGCATCTTATGAGACTGGTGGTAAGTTCCTTCGTGAGCCTTTATCAGCAGGTTTAACTGGTCTTGCTACAGGTAATTTTGAAGAAGCGTATAACCAACGCAAAGAGATTTCAGCAGGTCAAGCACTTGCTTATTTACAATCACGCTTTGACCCAACTAAGTCTGAACTTCGTGGCGATTTTAATATCTTTGATGCAAATGACCGTGAAATCTTTGATACTAACTGGCAATATCGCACCATATCAGGTGCCTATGACACAGTTTTTACTACCGTAACTGACCCACTTGGTAAGGTTGCTAAGGGTGTTGGACTTGCTCGTAAAGCCTTAATTACACGCCCAATGGGTCCTGTAGATGCTAATGCTACATCTCTTGCTAAAGATTTCTTTATGCCTAAGAGTATTCGTGGCGTAACAATCATCTCACCTCAGACTTTGGCTACAAAGATTAACGAAGGTCGCACAGCAGAGGGTGGTTTAAACAACACACTTCAATTCCTCGCTGTTAACAAAGGTTTACCAATCCGCAATCACCCAGTGATTGAAGCATCTAATGATGCAGATACGATGACATACCTGCTTAGTGAAGCAGATACTGTAGATGATGTTGCAGATACACTACTTGCCGTCTCTGCTAAAGACACAGAAGCAATGGCTCGCCTTGTTGCAAAGCGTAAAGACTTAGCATTTGTATATGACAGACTTAAGACAGTATCTGAATTAGATAAGAAGATTACCAACAACATACCTACTAACGGTATTGTTCAGGATGAAAACTTACTTGAAGCAGCGCAGGCTTTAGTTAAACTTGCTGACGAGGACCCATATATTCAGTATCTAACTAAGTTAACTGAAAAGGGTGCCGATTTAACCAAGCGAACATTTGCACCATCCATTGCTGGAAAGAGTGCTATTCGCCAGGCTGAGCGTAAGACATCTCGTGCTTTGGGAGAACAACCTTCCCCAACTGCATACCCAACTTTTGGTATTTTCCAACCAACTAAATATCACCCAGTAGTTGCAGTAATTAACTTTGCTGAACGCTGGGCAGGCGAGCGCCCTGCTGGTTATTTCAATGCTAACGATTCAGATTCGTTTAATGAAATGAAAGCCTTTGGTGGCATGCTGCGTAACCTAGTTGGTCCAACTGCAGATACAACCATCACTGAACACTTTGATTTGTTTATTAAAGCAGGAGATATTCCTGAGTCTCGTGCTCGTGTAGCAACTTCTTTTGAAGATTTTGCTGTAGCACAACTTAACCAGAGCCTTGGTATATCTGATGAAACTGCTGCTGTTATTTGGAACGCATACAAGGGTCGCCGTAAGGTGGGCATGGATGCAATCCGTGACCGTAAGTTCTTAATGACTGACGATAATGTTATTCTTAAAATTCCTTACCTAGAACGCCAAGGTGCTAACGCACTTCCAATGGTTGACCTTGAAAATTATTCTCGTGTTATGAAAGAGAACAAAGGGTTAATTCAGGCTATCGAAGGTAGCCATGGCATCATTGACCCAGACCGTGACCGTTATGTTATGGGTTTGCTTAACGATGTGTGGAAGGCTTCGGTTCTTCTTCGTCTTGGTTACACAGTGCGTAACACTGCCGAAGCAACTATGTCTATTCTTGCAAAAGGATATGGACTTGTTGCTGCTTCTGACATCAGTAAAGAAGGTGCTACACAGTGGTATCAAAACCGTGTAATTGGCATCGAACGCCTTACAGATAAGAACCTTGTTAAAAAAGGCGTGCGTGAAGATTCTGTTGCCCTTCGTAATGAACTTACAAGAACCCAAACAGAGCGTGCTCAAATCAATAGCCTTAATCAAGAAATTGATTCTCAGATTGAAGCCATTGAACTTGCGTTTAAACAGGGTAAGTTAACACAAGAACAGGCTCTTGAGTTTCTTGAGATTTCTTCTTATCGCACAGGCGAAATTCTGCACCATGGTTCACCAACTAGCCTTACTGGATTAAACCCTAACCGCCCATTGGCGATGACATACTCTGATGACATAGCAAATCGCTATGCCGAAGCAGGTATGAAGATTATTTCTGCAGCAAAAATCCAAGAGCGCCTTACTGGTCGTGCTGGGCGATTGCCAAGAAACATACAACAGGCTCCTGGTGCTGCAACTGGAAGCCCAGATGTTATAGCACAAATGCCTATGCAAGAGTTTGAAAAATTTGTGCAACCATGGGTATCTGGCGTTGCTAATTTAGAAAATCAAATTGTTCGTGGAAACATCCTTAATGAAGAAGGAACAGCCTACGAAAATCTTTCTGTTGATGCTAAAAAATGGATGAGTGGTTTACGCCGCACAATTCAAAGAAGCGTAATTCCAGAAAGAACTACAGTGTATCGTGGTATTACAAGCCGTAATACACAATACGAAAACATAAGTGTTGGCGATATTGTTACTGAGCCAGGGTTTGCATCTACAAGCCAATCCCGTGAAGTTGCTGCAAGCCCTGCTTTTGTTGGTGCTGATTCAAGTTTTAAACCAGTTTTTTTTGAAATTGATTTACCTAAAGGTCATCCTGGTTTAGACATTGATGCAACCTATAAAGGTTTTAAAGTTGACCAAAGGTATTCATCTTCAAGTTCAGAGCGGGAAATTTTACTTCCTTCTGGAACAAAATTTAGAGTAGTTAGCATTGAAGAAAATGCAACAATTCGTAATGCTAATCAGTCTGCAATGTTTCCTGAGGCAACCGTAGGGCGTATTGTAAAAGTTGAAGCCATATCTCCAAAGAAGGCTCCACAAGTGCAGGCTTCTAAGGGATTACAAACTATTGCTTCCGATATGCGTGATGGTTTTCGTAACAGCATTGCTAAGGGTAATCGTGTAGAACTTCTTAACCCACAGACTGGTTCATGGCGTGCTATTGACCCTGATACTGTTTCACAAAAGTTATTAGTTGAAGGACAATTTCGTATTGTAAAGCCAGGCAACCAAGGACAAGTTGTTACTTCTAAGGTATACGGCACGGATATTGACCTACGCACATTTAGTGGTTCACGAGTTCGTTTAGGTTTAAATGACTATCCAGAACTTAAAGCACTTGGACTTGATATGCGTAAGCCAGACTCTTGGAAGGGTAAAGAAAAAGAACTTCTCAAGTGGATGCGTGAGAATAATGTTGGCAAGTTAACGCTTCCTGACACTAAGGCTAATGGTCGTGCAACAGTTCTTGTTGACCCTGCAATGGTTGAAACTGCTACACAAAAACCAGCAGCAGACCTTGCTCGCAAGCGCCTTAATACAATTCGTCAATCAGAAGTTGACGGAGTTGAAAGACCAGAATACAGCCAATCTACTAGAGAACTTGCAGACCTTATTGGAAAAAACAAATATCCAGCAGATGGTGTAATTAACCTTGTTCGTGAATTAGCAGACAGAGGTTCATTAGCCAAGGCTAAGCATGAAAACCTTTTACAAAGACTTGATGCTCGTGTTGTTCAAGAAAGTCGTTTAAACGCACCAAGACAACAAGTTGGTTCTGGCATGCGAAAAACAAGACTTTATGATGGAACAATCATGGAACATCCAGATGCAGCGCAAGGTGAATTGGGAGATATTCTCATGCAGCGCACGGATAATGCCGAAACCTATAAGTTAATGGCAGATGCTCCATCTCAATTATTTGCTGCTCGTTACGGTGGCATGGAAGAATTGCGTTTGTCATCTAATGACCCACGCTATTTCAATGGCTACGCTAACTACCTTAATAACATGTGGCGTTCACCAAGTGAAAACAAGATTGACCCAATCATTGAAAAGTTTTTAAATAACCAAACTCCTGAACAAGTTGTCAGATGGATACGCACAACCCCTGAGGGTAAAGCCTATGCATCTAAGATGAACATTGATGACAGGGCTTTCAAGGTTCCTAGCGAACGCCTTAATGTAGGCACCGATGCTGAGGACTTTGTAGGAAACCTACACTCTGCCTATGCCCGTTACCTTCCAGATGCTGAGATTCAAGAAGCATTTAGAAATAACCAACTAGATGAAATGTTCCTTCGCACACACTTTGCAGACCAACCATCAATGCCAGACATTGTTGGTAGTGTAGTTCCTACATCACCTGGAGTTGAGGGTATTGGCGGAGCAGCACAGGCTTTTGTGCAAAAGGCTTTCTATTTCCTAGGTTCATTGCCTGAAACAACACTTGCTCGTCACCCATTGGCTCGTGCTGTATATCGTGCAGAGATGAAGCAGCGTGGAGACATTGCTCTTTCACTTAAGCGCTCACAACTTGATGACCCTAAGGCTGAACTTACTCTTGATGAGATTAACGCTTTCCGTAAGGATGCAGTTGAATCTACTCGTAAAGAAGTTAACAAAACTCTCTTTACAATTATGCGTAAATCATACGCTGGCGAAAAGATGCGCTACATGATGCCGTTCTTTAACGCTTGGGAAAACTCTGTTCGCCGTTGGACTACTCTTTCAAAAGAAAACCCAACAGCAATTGCTAGGGCTGGTCAAATTACTTCTTCCCTAAGCAATCAGAACAACTATGTTGACAAAGATGGTAACCCATCAACCGACTTTAGTTACGATAGCAAGTTAGTTCTACCTATGCCAGAAACTTTTATGAAAACAATGGAGAAAGTTCCTGGTGGTAAAGGTTTGGCTGAGGCTATCCGTAGCGCAGGAAGCCAAGTAAGTATTCCTATTCGCTCACTTGATGTTATGTTCCAGGGTGAATTGCATGCTGGCTTTGGTCCAGTAGTTGCTATCCCTGCTCAGTATCTTGAGTTAATGCGCCCTGACTTTGAATCAGTGCTTCGCCCAATAATTCCATTTGGCGCAGATGATTCGCCAATTAAAACATTGTTGCCACCTGCACTACAAAAGGCTGCACAACTTTGGTCTGGAACTCGTGATGGTTCATGGTCAAGAACATTTAATACTGTTTACCGTTATGAACTAATCAAGTATCGCCTAGGCGAGCGTGAGACTGAACCTACATTTAAAGAAATCAATGACCTTACAAATAACATGTATCGGGTCAAGATGCTTTCTAACCTTGTCTTACCATTTGCTGCACAGTATGACTCACCTTTGGGTTGGTATACACAGCAATACCGTAAGATTCAACAGGCTTATGGCGCTCAAGCAGATGCCTTGTTTTTACAGATGTATCCAGAAATGGGTGAGGCTACAATCTCAGCATCACTTAATAACACTGGCGTAGATGCTACACAGGCTGCCGTGGCTAACCTTAAGAAATACAATGGTCTAATCTCAAAGATTGGAACTACTACACCTGAGATGATTGGCTTCCTAGTCAATGACCCAGATGGTAAATATGACTTTAGCCAAGCAGCATACCAATGGCAGATGCGTAACTCTCCAGTCCCTGGCTCAACAGATAACTTCCGTGGGCAGCGTAACCCAGCACTTCTTAAGCAAGATGCTCAGAAAAAAATGGGTTGGATTGATTACCGTAAGGCTATGGATTACCTTGACCAGCAACTATTTGCCCAAGGCTACACAGCATATTCAGAGCGTGGTGCCGAAGAACTTAATCTTGCCAAGCAAGCATTTACACAGCAATTAGCAGCCACAAATAAAGACTGGGCTGCTGACTTCTATAGTGTTGACAAAGGCAAGTGGATTTACCGCATGCAGTCTATTGAGACAATCCTTCGTGACCCACAATGGATGCAAGACAATGGTAACCAACCAGTTGTTGGAGCGCTTGCCACTTACTATGTAACCCGCAAACAAATTGCAAGAGAACTTGCAAGCCGTAAAGCAAGTGGGATGAGTGGCACATTAACAGCAGAGGATAACTCAGACCTAGAAGGTTTGTGGAATCAAACAATTGCAACACTTAAGCAGGAGTCGTTGGAGTTCAGCAGTTTCTATAACCGCTTTCTTCAAAACGACCCAGTAACATTGGGATAGGACTATGACAGAAAAAGAAAAATATGAGTTCTTCAAGAAGGCTTACCCTAAGGCAACTGATACTGAACTTAAGGCAATGGCAAAAGAGTTTCAAGTTCTCCAAGGAGGATTGGCTGGCGGGCAAATTGCCAAGGCAGTTTTAGAGTTTGGTAAATCTTTCTTTAGCAAGAAAACCGCAGCCAAGGCAGCAGAAGAAGCAACCAAGAAAACTAAAATGAGCCTAAAGAAAAAGGCTGCTATTGGTGCTGGCGTTCTTGTTACTGGTCAAGCAGCCTCGTCTTTAATGGGCGGTGGCAACACAGAGATAGACCCTAACGCCTCTGCTGCAGAACTACAGGCTCAAGATTCATTTGCTCAAGCCCTTGCTAATGCTGATGCTCAAGGTATAGATGTCACACAATTTTTGCAAGGAAATACAGCGCAGCAACTTGGACTAGGTGCCAACAACATTGGAAACTTTATGGCTGCACGAGGTTATACAAACCCACTAACTGGTTTAAACGGTATTGGTGTCTTTACTGGAAAAGAAACAGAAACTTTAGTTCCTCGCCGTAAGTTTGGTGGAACCCTTGCAGTTGCTAAGCCAGAGATTGTTGGTCTTAGCGATTGGAATAAAAGTTTTCCAGTAGACCTAGCAGGCATTGCTGCTGCTAAACAAAAGTTTGTTGATGCTGGAGTTCTTTCTCCAACAGCAGATTTAACTCAGGTTAAAACAGCATGGAATCAGTATGGTCAGTTGTCACTAGACTACTCTCGTGCTGGTAACAAAGTTAGCCCATGGCAACTACTTGATATTCAAAAAGGATTAACAGGTAGCGGTAGCCAGACTACTACTACCATT